CTTTCCCCGCTGTATCAAGGCCAACAATCCCCGTTCTTTTGGATGGAAGGTGCATTAAGAAATCTGCTGGCACTTTCATTTCAAGAGTGCTTTGCATTTGACCAACATCAAACCAAAGTGCGGTTTCGGGTTCTGGCGCAAATCTGACTGCTTTTTGCACAAGCGGGGTCATGTGTTCTCCTTTATGCCGTGAGCGGCTTCAATGGCTCGGGCAAAAGCAAAGGCAAGCCTCTCATCTGTCGCCCGTAGCGTCTGGTTTGTTGCTGTGATGTATGCCGTGTAGATTTCACCGTTCGTCAGCGGCTTGCGCTGTGGTGTGGTTAAGTAAGCGTTTGAGTCTTCGAGGTCGCCACTGCCTACCCATGTTCTAGGCGGAACTGGTTGTGCATCCAACATATTTCGACAGGCAAGGATGGATGCAATGTCATCACTTACAGGCTCTTGCTCTGGCTGTGCCAAGGCTTCTTCAAGGGCCGGTTGAAATAGCTCAACCCTGTCCCCACGGTCAGCATAAACAGCACCCGTAGTAAAGTCTTTTTTGGTGTAAACAATTTTGTCAAGAGTCGCCATACCCACCTCTAGCCACACAAAAGGCGCATCGCCGTCATAGGTATAGTCGCATTCCTGAAGCAATCCATCAAACCTAAAGGCGCTGTAATACTCTTGACCTTTGCGAAATACGCGCAGTACATCCCCTTTTTTGAGGCGCTTCAGATTACCAGCGTCAATCCACACAGGCGCTTGCTCAATCTCTTGCCCAAGCCTTTGCACTTCACGCATGGCGTGTTCTGCCAACAGCTTGCCAATGACCCGATAGCAGTCGGCATGGAGGTTGTTTGCTTCTTCATAGTTGCGTGTGCCGATCTGGCAACGCTTCATAACCTGTTCGGCTTCAGTCATTTCAGCACCTCTTGTTCCAACAGTTTCATAGCTTCATCAATTCGCTCATACAGATACTCGGGCATCTGACGCTTGTCTGCATATGACCATGATTCAACTGCTGACAACAGCTTGATGAGTTGCAGGATTTGTTCTTTTGTCATTTTCCGCAACTCCTACACTTGGTTAATATGGTAAAAACAGGGCGCTTGCAGTACACGCAATAGCTTGTCATGCTTGTCCCCTTGCTCGGATGGCTTGCGCTAATGGCTGACGCACTTTGTCAGGCCACTCAGGTAATTCAAGCGTCTCACACACCTTTGCACACGCCTCACGCTCGTCAGCACGGGCCTTCTGCGCTTGGTCTTGCCAGTAGTGGCGGTCACAGTAACTGCCTTGATCTACGTCTTCTTTGTACAAGTTGAAAGCATAGCTTCCGCAGTTGTAATTGCCTTGTTTAAATGTGCATCGTGTCATGTTTGTCCCCTTGCTCGGATTGCGTCAGCACATTGTTGTGCGCCTGATGTCTTAAACGGGCAACTAAAGTGTTTAGTCTCACACAACTTTGCACACGCCTCACGCTCATCGGCACGGACAAATTCTGCAAAGTGTTCAATGTCACCATGCAAAGTTAACCCGTTGCGTTCAATCAACTTAATAAGGTCTTGGTTCATCGCTTCATGCTCCTTATAAATGTTGCGAACGACTGCACCGTATCACGACCAAACGGCATGGTGAATTTGGTTTCCAGATGCTGTGCTATCTCTTCCAACACTTCATCACGGGTCGCCATTAGGACTGCATCACCATCGCGGGGGTCATATCCAATGCACCCGCGCTCAGCACACCCTGCATCCACAAGCAACTTCCCATAGACCTGCTTCTTGCGCCAGCCGCTGGTGTTTTGTCCGCTGTAATCCCACTGCCCTTGCCTCAAGGCCAATTGCTCGAATGCTTCGTCCTCCGGGTCTTTTTCCGCCCACACCGATTCAAGTTCCTGACTCCACGGCACTTTGCGGTCAAGGTCTTTCATCTGTCTCTCCGATCTTGTTCGTCCATCCAAAACCAAACTTCGGATAGCGCATACAGTACAAGCCCTGCTACGGACACACATAGTGCGCCGAGCAGAACCACAGTCACGACTGTCTCAGCCATGTCACGCCCCAAAGATTTTCTTCAGTGCGTCATACATCCCCCGCGCCTGGGTGATGGACATCTTGGACAACATCATGTCCACATCCCAAGTATTGGTTGGCGCAGGCGCAGCGACTTGGGGTGCAGCAGCTTTTGCAACCTTCTTTGCTTTAGCTTTTGCTTTACGTTCCAGCTTTTCTTGTCGGGCTTTGACTGCCAATGCAAGGGAGGCCGACTTGTCCATGCGGGGGTATGTGTCGCCAATGCTGAACCAACGATAGGACTCGTCAGGTTTCTTGGTGCGCATAAGCTTGTTGGCTTTGAGCAGTTGGTTAAGTCTGGTTGAGATACCAGTATGAGTTTGCCCATCCATCTGTTTGGAAATCTGACCTGCGGTCAGACCTGGGTTTACGTTAACGAATTCCCATATCTGTTGCATCACGCTGAGAGACTTGTCAGATGTCTCCACTGTGACTGTTTGTTGGGTTCCAACGTCATCGTCAAAGTTCAAGTTATTGAGTTGCATTTTTGGCAATACCTTTGTGAATATTTCAGTTTGAATGTCCGGCATTTTTAAATCCCCAGTTTGCGTTCAACAAGAATTGATGTGACTAAGTCGCGCACTTCTTCTACATCTTTGGCTACCTTGTATCGGAAAATTTCTCCCTCCTTGTGCCCATACCGCAAGATGTAACCGTTCTCTGCTTCTTGGACTTCAAAGCAAGCCACTCTGTTTACTACCTTGGCGGAACCCCAGAAGGAGTACGTTGCCGCATCTATAGCCCCGCTGTTGCCGCTAATCCCCATGTTGGTAGTAGTTGCGCTCCCCATCATGATTCTGCCAGTGGCAGTGGCAGCGGCTTGTTTGGCGTTGTTGCCAGTGATGTTGTTACTCATGTGCTCTCCTCTTGTTGTCTGTGCAAACACTCGGTCAGCTTCTCAAGGTAGTGGATACCTTTGCCGATCTCTTGGATAGATATATCCTTGTGACCCATGCGCATGATGTACTTCAAAGCACCGCCACGGTAGTAGCCAATTTGTTGCTCGATAGGCCATGTGTCCACCACATCCCAGGGTTGAACCTTGAGTTTCTTGTAGTGGTCGCCACCCACTTGTCTCAGGCTTGGTTGTTCATTCATAGTGTTTCCTCTGCGGGTCAAGCCCAAAGTGCAGCATCAACTGCACAAGTCGTGATTCAATCCTTGCCATGCGACCCTCAATCTCTCGGAGCCGTAAGTCGAGGGGTTGGGACGGCAAGCCGCCACTTCGTTCCAAGGAGGGATACGGAGCGTAACCACTGCCTCTGGTATTCTCGTTTGACATGTTTTTCTACCCAGTAGTCTTTAAAGTTTTTAACAGCGCGGCGTTTGAGTTGGTACTCAGTCATCAGCGGCTCCCAATAGCGCCCATCATTCGGGCAATAGCGGCGGCGGACACGGCGGCATCTGTGTCTACCTTCTTGATGGCTTCAGCACCACCTGTGTTGACAGCGCGTTCAACCTTACGCTCAACACGCTCAAGGAACTGCTTGGGGACATAGATGCGGACATCAGGCCACAGCTTGAGGGCTTCGTTGAGTGACTTGCAAGCGCCCAAGAAGTCCATGATTTGTGTACCTACAGCAGACCAGCGTTCGTCAATACTGCGCATCTCGGTGTGATACGCCACCAACTCAGGCACGAGAGGGTGGTTATCTGGCAGGTCAATGTCGTGCCCATATCGGTCTGTATTTGGGGGCGTTATCATGCGAGGGCTGAAGTTAATTCGGACGCTGGGCCTCACGCTTGCCCCGTTTGCAAATATGATCTTGGTGCGCAAGTTAACGGACTCGGTCTCTTTCAACCACTCTTTGGGCATCATTGCTTTAAGGGGGTAGTGGATGCCCCACACCAGTTGTTCCATCGCTGGGTCTGTGCCAGACACTGTCTGATCACAAATAGAGGCAGGTTTCTTGATACCTTCTCGCTCCATCTCTCGCATTGCGTGGATGTTGGAACGCACTGCACTGCGCAGGTCGCTTGAAATTGATACGTATGCCATGTTTAAATCTCCAATTCAGTTAGTTCAATGTAGTTGTCTTGCATCCAAGCTGACACAGTTTCATCGCTGGTCAGGTGGTCGTACTCTTTCTCAAGAGTTCGGTACAGGCTTCTCATGTGTCCACGTAAGTTCTCCTTCATTTCTTCAGTCAGTTGTAGTAAATCAAATACTCCCAGGGTGTTGGCCCATGTGTCGTACTGCAAGGGTGCTTTCTCTTCATCAAATGGATTGGCAGGTCTCCATATCTCATCGTTGTAGGTCACGCATTGCTCATGGTAATAGCGCCCACTACTATGGGCCCACGAAAAAGACCAACTGTCTTCTGCTGCTTGGTGCAATATTAGATTGTCATAACCAAGATGCAATAGGTATTTACCCCAATCCTCAACCCTCCCATCAAAACAAGCACCGTCACCTTGGCTCCAGAACCCGCTGAAGTAAACCTTGTCAACTCGTATTCCTATGACGGACATCATCTCTTTGAAATGTTCGTACACACTTTCATACCAGTCGCCATGACCCACAAGTACATCGCGGTACTTGTCAATCAGGTCTTTGGGGTAATACAACTCGCTCATACTTCCACCCTTTCATATGAATTGGTTTGTTCGTAGATGTGTTTGCGCAACGCCTTCATGCCGCTCTCGATGATGTTTCGGTGGTATGTTTGCCGCCGCTCTTCAAGCGGAATCCTTGACCAAGACCCGTCTACAAACCCAGTTTGTGAGGGGATGATTGCACTATCCATACCACGGTAGAACACAGCTTCAGCGTCTTCTCCCAAGGGGTCTTGGTAGTTGATATCGCTTATGTGTTTTACGTCAATCGACCTGAAATAGTACGAGCCGCCAAGTCGCATTGATACTGCTTCATCAAACACCCCCATCTTTGCCATCGTGATCGTCAACTTGCGTAACCTAGCCGTAGATGTGGACACTGTCTTAATTGCATCTTTCTTGACCAGTATCTTGACATCTTTGCGTGGGTTGATGAACGACTCAATCTCACCATCAGGGGCCAGCTGGACTTGTAACCCCATGTGGTAGGGGATAGTGCCGTCCTTATATGCTTTGGTTTTGTGGATACGCACCGCTGACTCTTTGGTCTTGTGCTTTGCTTGGTCAGAGAACACCCACCTTCCAATGGCGCGGGTAAGTCGATTGCGTGTTGTTATGTCTCTGGGTTCAGCGTACAGCGTCACGATGTTGAACGGGTCAATCGACCACATTACCTGTGGCACTACGCTTTGGTCTTCCCACCACCGTCTTGTCTCTACTACCGTGAAGATGTCGTTCTCGAACCGTATATGGCAGTCGCGGAAGATTGGCTTTACATCGCTGCCTTTCTTTCGCCGTGCAAACAGGGCCACATAGTCAGCATAGGTTAGGGCTTTCTTGAGTCTCATGTCGTTCCTTTCAGTGAGTAAGTTGTTGGTTATTCTTCCATGTCAAAGTGGATGTTCTCGCCGTGGGTAGCCTCGACATCGGAACTGATACACCACACGACTGGGTAGCCGGGGTTATCGCCAAAGTCTGTGTAGCCATCGGTCAAGCACACGAACACATCAGGCTCGATACCCTGCTCGGCACAGTAGTCGAACCCTGCTGGCATATGAGTGCCACCGCCTGAGTAGAACTCCAGCTGCATTTCCTCGCCGCACTCAAACTCGACATGCTTCTTGACCTCGGTGTCGGTGTACAGAACGTGGACTTTCTCGGGACGGCACTGGTCGATGATGCGTGATAGGTGACCGTTGTAGTGCGCCAACTCTTGCTTGGAAATTGATCCAGATACATCGACTTGCACCACAAGTTCCCCCATCTGTGGCAGCTTGTCTACGCTGGGCAGATAGACCTCGAACCTGCGGTTCTTACGCCGCCATGTCTGACCCTGATTGACACGGCTGACCATGTGCTTCTCCAGAATCTCAAACCACGGGGTCTTCACGTCCAAGATGTCTGCCACCATAGCTGCCAACCTACCTGACAGCTTGCCCTGCATCTTCGCTGCTTGTGCTGCCTCGGCAATCTCTACCTTGATCGTGCCCTCGATCTCACGCACTTCATCAGGGGTCATGGGCTTGCCTGAGTCTCCGACACCATCGGTGTAGTGGATGTCGTCACCCAACCCATCCTCATCACCGTCATCATCACCACTGCCATTGTCTGGCAAGTTGGCGTAGATGTTCTCGACTGTGTCGTCCTTAGACCCTGGCATATCTACACACTTGGGTATACGCTCACCCATCTTGGCTTCATCGAGTGTGTCGTTAATCCATGCGTCACCTGCATAGTTCCACTTCTTGCGGTTGCGGTTGCCCACACGAACAGAGTGCTGACCGACCACATGGAATACCTCATGACACAAGCCCCATATCAACTGCGGAACAGTCAGCTTGGCAACAAAGTCAGGGTTGAAGTAGATACGCGCCTTGCCATCGACTGCCAATGTCGGGATGTCTCGGGTCTCGATGAACGGACGGCGCAACAGTATTGACGCCACGAACGGATGGTAGAGCACGATCTGCGCCCTTGCCTTCTCAATGTTTGATGCCTTATGAATTGCCATTTGCTTTCTCCTGGTTACGAACATGGATGTCACCCTCTCGGTCTCGCACAAGGGTGATCTTCTTATCAGCCACTCCACTCAGTGTCTGCATCAGCATACGCATTGCCTCCCTCTGCGACTCAATCATCTTGCGAAGAATGTGAATCACATACAGAAGCACACCAATACCAATGCCTAACACTAACTCCAACTCACTTAGGGTAATCATCGGAACAACGCCCCCATCTGCCGTGCGATCTCGTCCAACTTCTTGGCGGCTTGGTCTCGGACGATAGGCGACTCACGCAGAACATTGGTGCCCTGATACACACTGACTGCCTGTGCCAGCTTGCCAATCATGTCGGAAATCTCGGGGTCATCAGACACATTCAACTTCTTGGCGCGGTCAAGGTTGGACACGATGTTCTCGATAGCACTGTCTCGGAAGATCGCACCCTCAGTACCGATGGGCTTGTTCAGCTTCTCGATCAAGTGGCTCAGTGGTTCCAGCATGGTCTTGATCACCTCGTTGCGAGCGCCGACCTCCACCTGCTCCATCATCTGGACAAACGCCGCCTTGTCATCCTCGTTGATGTCGAACAGGAAGTGGCTCGCCTCCGGCAGCGGGGAGAACTTGAGGTCAAACCCCATACGATCTTGGAACTCCTCCATCGTGGGGTAGTCAGACACACTGGCCCGCCCGTTGGGACGCAAGCTGCGGTATGCAATGTCAAGCTGTACATACTTGTCGTAGTTGGGCATGTGCAACGCCATCATGTTGTCCACCTGCTGTATGCGCTGGCGCATCTCAGTTGAGTAGTCGAAGTACTCGGTGTTGGGCAACAAGCGCGGCCCCTTGTCAACATAGGCAAGTGTGCGATCTTTGTGCGTGGTGTACACCTCGCTTGCCGCAGACATGATCTGATTGATGGGGTTGGTCTTGTCACGGAACAACTTGGAGTTGACCACCAACGATGTATCGTCCAGCTGGGACTGGATGTACGACTCCGCAGATGTATCCCTACGGGTCAGGTTGGCACGGCGCACCGTGAGTTTGACAAGCATAGCCTTGGCGGCTAAGGGGGTGACGTTGAGTTGATTCATGATTTGCCTTTCAAAGTTAATAAAGAAGTGACACGGGCATACGCTTTGGCATCGTCCAAAGTATTGAACACAGCTGGAACACTGGTAAGGCCAGATTCGTTGTGGAATGCCACTCTGTAGCTAGACTCAACCTGACTTACCTGTGCCAGTATCTTGTTGTATGGTGCATCTGACCTTACCAGATACAGTCTTTCGGCTCCAGCCCTTTCTGCTGAAAACCACTGAAGGTCAAAGGTAAGTGTTGCCATGCTGGACTGTCCACTGAACATACGCTTTGGTGTTGCGCACACTCGGGTCTTTGCGGGTAGCATCCATTACAAACATGACTTGGAAGTCGCTGGGCATCCGGTTGATGTACTCCATGACTCGGTCGAAGTTGCCTTTGTTAGAACGCTCTGCGATTGCACCAGTCAAGGCGAACCGAACCGCTGGGTCTTCAGGCACCTCGGACTTGCTTGGGTTCATTAACAGGGCGTCAATGTTGGGCAAGGACTCGAAGATACGCTTGAAGCCAGTGTACTCAGCCGCCGCACCCTCACCCACACAGCCAGCGATGTTGCTGAAGTACAGGTCAGAGGGCAGGGTCTCGTCCACCTCGTTAGCCATTGACCAAGTGCGGGGCGATGGGTTGATCTTGCGATTGGCATCGAAGTCAGACAACAGGGCAGGACGGAAGCGCAGAAACTGAATCATCTTGAGGTCGATGCCAGCATCAAACGCCCAGTCACACCAGTCGTCCAGGTTCTCATCGAAGGTCAGGTTCTGCATACGACCGGACAACTTGGTAGTCATACGGGTAGCACCAGACTTGTGCTCTGTCGAATTACCTGAGCCAATGATGAACAGCTTGCGGTGCAGCTTGAGTTCGCCTGCCTGCCGGTCAAGGATGACACGACACATGGGGTTCTGCATAGGCACAGGTGCATCTGACAATTCCTCGATGATCAAGGCACAGGGCTGGTCAGTACCATCGTCACGAATACGATAGAACTCTTGGGGAGGCAACCAGCGTGAGAAGTCGCCGTCTGTGATAGGTAGTCCCATGATGTCCACGGGGTCACGCAAGGAAGGGTTGAACTCGGTGATGCGCTCGGGTGCAATGCCCATGTCCCGCACGATTTGACGGCACAGTGAAGACTTGCCGCCTCCGGGTTTGCCCTCGATGAAGGGAACAAGCACATTACCCTTGGCGAAGTTAGCCAAGCACGAACGATAAAGGTCTGAGTATTTCATAAGGTCTTTCAGTGAGTTGAAGTTGTATTAGGGTTTACCCTAACGGTCTGCTACACGCACAAGTTCTACGCTTGTGTTCCATTTGATCTGTCAGTTGGGTGGCTCGCGTCGTGAGCTAGTAACTCTTTGAGTCTGGCTAGTCTGGTGTTGTAGACTTCATCCAAGACAACTTTGGCGCTGGCTTGGCTTATCGTCCCATCTTCCACCCGCTTGATGACTGCGGCCAAGTATTCTGGTGGTATGAGTATTGTCATGAGTTCCCATTGGTCGTCTTTTGTCATGCTTTCTCCTTCTTGAGCATTGCATCTGCCAGCATGTTCATGCCGCTGTAGACGAGCGAGTCGTCACTCTTACGCGCCACATCATTACCTGAACGCATAATGTCCACAGGCATAGACCAGTAGTTGGGGCCATCGTCACCATGTCGGGCAATAACAGTCTTGTTAAAGCCCACGCCGCAGGTGTACCAATCCAGCGTATCGCCAGTCACCACCATACTGCCAAGGTACTTGCATTTGGTGCAGTCGTGCGTCCATTTCGGGTTCATCCCCATCTCACACCACCTTTCCCAGTCGGTCTAACACATACTCACGCATCAGGGCGTAGGCTTCTTCCTTGCGTCCCTCTCGGTCGTGAATCCATATCTTTGTCAGGATAGATTCTTCGTCCGTGCCTATGCCTACGTCCCTGTCTTTCAACTCATCAATCAAGTCGTTGGTGTCAATGTCGGACAAGTCAACGTCCACATCTACGTTCACTGATACATATCCCATCATGGCCTCCACAAGAATACATCCAACAGGATGACGATGATTGCCAACAGGAACACTGCGCGTTCGATGCGCTCTCGGATTGTTAAGTTAGTCATGCTGCCTCCACTTTGTATCCACGGTTCATCCACACCTCCATCTTGATGTTGCGAAACCAATCAGCCACGGTGGGTATGCGTCCACCGCAGTCTTCCTTGATATGTTGCTCGCCTATGTAGCGTACAGGCACTCGTTTGCCATCGCTATTGGTGATTTCCCTACCGAACACACGCTCACATTCAAAGATACCCTGGCTGTGGTGTCTCAGGGCGCGGTGCCGTGCGTCTGCAAACTGCTCTTTGGTAGCGTCAAACCAGTCGTGTATGTCTGCGTAGTCCTCGGGCTTGCCGCCCCAGATTTTTACGCTGGTCAATGCGTGATGACATGGGTGCATGATTAATCCTCGCTTAAGTCAAAGCTATGTTCTTCTACGGATGTGTAGTTGATGCCGATATCCAAGGTGATTGTTGGTGGTGAGGTTGCGAAGTCAATCTCCAGTGTGCCTTGCCCCCCATCGTTGTTGTACCAGTCCAGCCCTTGGTCTTCCAGTGCTTGCAGGGTCAACTCTTTGGCGATTTTTTCAAGGGTCATTACCTCTTCTTTGGTTCGTTTCTCCCATGTGCCCTCGTCCATGTTGAAGTAATTTTCATCGGAACTCCAAGGTATCTGTGCAGTTAGTGGGATTTCTGTATTCATATCTGCGTTGTACGCATCGATGCTGTCAATGTCGCCTGAGTCACCGCCTCCAGAGAAATTGACGATCAGCTTGGCGACACCCAGTGTGCTTAGGGTTGTTAGAAATATTCCGCGATGTTTGGGGCTTGGGAACATGATAGGTGTCCTTACAGGTTAACTTCAACATACTGTGCTCGGATGGAATACCCAAGCTTCTTGATGATGTCCAGGTTGTCTTGCGTCAATGTCAGTTGGTTGAGCAACTGGGCAAACAACTTCGCCTTCTCACACTTGGGGTATATGTTTGTGTTGCCATACACCGTGCGTGGTTCTACGATGATCTCGTTCATATCACTACCTTTCTAAAGTCTGGTGTCTTGCCGTCTTCGAGCATGTCCATGTATCTGCTCAACTCCTCCCAGCTGTAGGGATACCGCCCATGTTCGTCATAGAACCGCCAATGGTCACAGATCGGGCACCCCATCGCATAGGTACGGCATCGCTCGGCTTTGTAGTCGCGCAGAAACACCAGCCCATCTCCAATGGGCGTGTATGGAGTCTTCGCTCTGCGCCGTATGTCTCTGAGTTTCATGCTGGTAACTCCTTGTTGAGTTGGTTGATGAGTCGAGTCAGACGCAGCTTGCCCTGCTTGTCCATCTTCTGTCTGGCACGAGCGGCGTACTTGTTACCCGACTTGGGTGCACAGCACGCGCAGGTCATCCCGCCTTGACCAACGAGGTATGCCTTCTTGAACAGTCCTTTCATGCTTGATCTCCTTGCAAACTTCACGCACTATGCGCCGTGCGTCAAGGCGTGAGGCTAACCACTTGGATAACCTCGGGTCGTCATCTTGCAGTAAACCTGGGGGGTATCCCGTCATAGAACAATCTCCAACAGATACCGTATCTTGTTGTGCACCGCTTCAAGATTGGCGATGCAGTCGTCTCGTTTGGATATGTTGTCGATGTTGTTGCTCACAAACCGCAGTCGTTCTCGGATGATATGCAACTCGCGGATTATTTCTATTTCTCGTTCGTCATTCATGATTTCCCCTTGTGCGATGAGTTGAGTCCCTTGAGCAGGGACAAGTCTGTCACTGCTATGTAGTTTGATTTGGGCATGGGAACCACGGTGTGCTTGCGCTGCTGGGCGATCTTCTCACCACAGGACGCACAGGTTGGTCGTGGATTATGTCTTCGTTGTGGTTCCACACGCACTGCGTAACAGTGTGTACATATGGGTAGGTGGTAGTCTTCCAAGGTCAGTCCTTCATGAGTAGGCCCAGGGTGATTGCACCCATGAACCCTGTATATATTAAGAGTACCTGCCTGAGATAGTACCCATCGCCGTCCCAGCCCATATATCCAGCGAGCATTGTCAGGACGGTGCAGCACACCAAGAATAGTTTGTTCATAGTCCCTCCGCTTGTACGTTGTTCCAAATGGCATACCAAAAGCCAAGGCCTTCTTCCGTCAAATACCACACGAATGATTCATGAATTACACTATGCAAATAATAGTTTGGCTCTAACCTCCATCCTGGCGCTTCAACCGCCATGTGGGCGTAGACCTCGGGTAGCCCTTTGGCTACTAAGTAGTCAATGTCCGATTGTTTGCTCATTTCGTTTCTCCTTTCAGTTTGAGGTACTCAGCCAAGAACGCATCGGGGTCGTCCAAAGGGCCGAGGGAATCCATCGGGTTGAAGTCGTCCATGAAGCGCCAAGTGAACGCATCATCCGAGTCGGACAGGTAGTTTGGGGGTGTGACGATGTTGTCAGCTTCAAGATACATGAGGTCGTTTACCATGAGGTGCTCCAATGGTTGAGTGAGTTAGTGGGGAATCCCTTGATTCGCTTGACTTGCCGAATTTTATTTGTTATGCTTCTGCCCAAGCAGAAGTGATTGAGACCGATTAGAAACAAGCGGTCGATTGACGGCATGATAGGTGCGGACGCCGCCGCACACCACCAAGCGGGGTGAATATTCCGGTGGAAAATTGGGTTGGAATATTCTCGTGAGTGGACACTTACGCTAGAACCCGCATGGATACTAGGGGGTTAGTGAGCACTAACGGGAATATTCCAATATTCCAGATTTTGGAAAGGGTCAGGCGGGTTTTGAGATATTGTGGATTGTGTGTATGACGCGCTCTCACGCA